ATGTCGCTGCTCATGGCAAGGAAACGAAGGGGATTCGGGCGGCTTCGGCAACTACCCTCAGGCCGTTGGCAGGCGGCCTACGTTGGTCCCGATGGCAAGCTACACACCGCCGGGAAGACCTACGCACAGGAGTCGGACGCGGAGGGTTGGCTTGCCTCCGAGCGACGCAAAATCGATCTGGGAACCTGGGGAGCTGTTGAACGCTCGGATGGTGTCACCCTCCGCGAGTACGCCGACCGGTGGATCGAACAGCGCCAGTTGCGCCCACGGACTTCCGCGCATTACCGCTCGATGCTGAAGCGCTTGATCCTGCCGGATCTCGGGGACGCGAGGATCGTCTCTGTCACCCCGGCGAAGATCCGCGAGTGGCACCACGGTCTGGGCAACGATCATCCGACCCGCAACGCCCACGTCTATGCGTTGCTCCATGCGATCTGCGCGACCGCCGTCCAGGATGAGGTGCTCGACGCCAACCCGTGCCGGATACGGGCTGCAATGCAGACAAATCGAAAGCGGGACGTTGACGTGCTCACCCCGGCGCAGGTCGACAGGCTAGCGTCAAAGATGCCAGATCGACTACAGGCCAGCGTCCTACTCGCGGCGTGGTGCGGGCTGCGGTGGGGAGAGACTTCGGAGTTGCGGCGGGGGGATCTGGCCGCCGACTGCTCGGTCATCCGCGTACGTCGAGCAGTGACCTATCGGGATAAGACCTTTACGGTAGGACCACCTAAGACCGCCGCAGGCATCAGAGACGTCGCGGTGCCGCCGCATATTCGTCCTGCCGTCAAGACGCATCTGACCGAGCACGTCGGCCGGGAACTGGACTCGCTGCTGTTCCCGGCCCGGGACGGGCGTCATATGCGGGACGGCGAGTATCGGACAGATTGGGAGAAGGCCCGCGAGGCCATCGGTAAGCCCCGCCTCAGGGTGCACGATCTCCGCCACGTCGGCGCGGTTCTTGCTGCCCAATCGGGCGCGACAACAGCCGAACTCATGCACCGCCTAGGGCATACGACGCCATCAATGGCGCTGCGATATCAACACGTCGCCGAAGGCCGCGACGCCGAGATAGCCGAGCGATTGTCGAGGCTGGCCAAAGGCGACAAGTAGGACAAGAAGCCAACAAACTGCAGTAGAACGCCGACAAGGTGTCGTACTCGTTCAACAACGCCGAGCACGCCAAGGAGAATGCACCGAACTTCCTGCATTCGCCTGCGCTGAGCGATGCACCCGCTGGTACCGGGTGCATAAAGTGACTGGTCAGAGCGGTGGTGGTGTGGCCGACATGATCATTCGCTCAGGGTCGGCGCCTACGCCTACTACACGCCCTAAAGACGGTCGACCTGCGCAATTGCCCCTCGGTGCCCGCCAATCGGGCACCGATCAGGCCAGTGGCGTCGGGTGCCACCCATACCGTTACCGCCATGAACACATCACACACAACGGCGGCGTTGCCGCCCTGGATAGCGCCCAAAGACGTTGCCGCACATCTCGGAGTCTCCGAGCGAACTGTTATCCGTCTGTGCCGCTCCGGTGACCTCAAGGGCCGGCGCATCGGCAAGCGGCTCTTGAGGATTGACCGCAACTCGGTTCTGAAGATGACGGGTGAGGCGTGAGCGCCGCTGTCTACGACCTCGACTCCTATCGCCGCGCGCGCCGCTTCACATGCCGCGGATGCCGGTGCGCCGAACACGAGTGCTCGCCAGAAGATCAGCCGGACGGGACATTTGCGTGCTTCGCCCAATGCCCTGGCTGTGAACCCTGGTGACGGCGGGTGCCCAAGATGATCGTCGAATCATTGCCACCAAGGACGGCAAGTCAAAAAACGGCAAGGACAAAAAACTAGAGACCGAGGCCGCCGAATGGCTGGCCAGGGATGTCGGCCCGAACAAACGCTCCCTAGACCGCGATATCGAGAAGATGCAGTACGAGTTCGGGTCGGCCACCCGCAACGAACTTGGACTCTATGACCCTGACAACGATTGGGACGCGCTCGATTCGGCCTTTTCGATTTTCGTCAGACCGGGCGCAGACATCACCCCGTCACTGTGTACCGCGGACGACGGGAACGTCCGCGCACGATCGCGTGAAGACCCCAAAACGCCCGCAGGAGTGTGGGGGAGGGCCGGCGAGGAAGAGCGGCGTGGATTGTCGCGTCATGTCGGTGATGACGACGACTGGGGATCGGCGTACGAAAAAGAGATCCCGCCACTCGGGAAAAACGAGCGGGAACCCGGCACCGGCAAACGATGTACACGCTGCCAGCTAGTCAAGCGCATCGACTACTTCGGACCTGATAAACGTAATTCGGATGGACTGCGGTCCTCGTGTAGACAATGTGACCGCGACACAGCAAAGGCTGCTTACGCGAGAAAAGCCGGATAACCGCAGGTCGCAATTGAACCCGATAGTGGAGAGACATTCCCGCTATTTTTTTGCCCACCCGTGCTGTTGCAGCACGTCCACATCATTCTTGAGAGGGGGACGATTTGTCCTGCGAAATTCACCCACCCGGCGACGTTTACGGAAACGGTCGTTGCCGATCCTGCGACCGCGCAAATCAGGAACGCCGTCAAAAGCGCATCAAACTAGCGGTTGCATTGCTTGATGCCGCCCTGGCCCGCGGTCTCAGCGGTACGGAAGCCGTTGCCGCCCTTCAAAACATCGACTACTGGACACTTCAGGAATGCGTGAGTCGGGGCATCAAGTGAACCTCGGCCGGCGCGCTCATCGGATCGATTCGTGACGAGCGACAGCGCCGCCGAGATCGTGCGGGAAATCAAGCGCGCCATAGAGATTCAAGGGGAGCCAGAGCTGCGCAGGGAGCTTCGGAAGGTCGCCGAAGAGGTCAAGGAATACGCCATCGCGGAGTCGCCGTACGACCCCACCGACGAGCCTCCCCACTATCGCGATCAGTGGACGGCGAGACTGCGGACTCTGAAAGGTCGCCTGCCATCGGCGCGGGTCGAGAACAAGTCGCCCATAGCGCATTTGGTCGAGGACGGAACCTCGGAATTTGAACGCCCGCAGGGCGGTTCAAACCCGGCCGCCCACGTGGCAGCCCGGACGGCGTTTCACTTCGGCGGCACCGTCGATGGCGTCGCTGAGGATGAGCCGTGAGAGTCGACATAGGCCGGGGCGTACCAACATTCATCGCACCACGCCGTGACGGCGGCGTAACGATCCACCAGGGTAAGAGCCACATCATGCTCGCACCGGATGAACTCGCCGCCGTACTCGATGCCATCTACACACTGTCAGGACAGAGCAGCCGCGCAGCGGCAGAGAAGACGACCGAAGTTGACTACCACCCGTAAGAGCACCGATGACATGTCCGCGACCGACCCGGCGGGTATTCACTACTTCTCGTTCTGGGACGGTCGCGCGCAGGATGCCTTACTGCCGTTGTGGCTGCGGGTGGTCTCGATGGCCTACGGCAACCACACCAAAAACGGCCACGCCACATTCTACCTGGGTGGGGAGTCGACGCTGCCGGAACTGCTAGGCAAGAGCAAGCGCCACGTACAGAACGAGATCCGCCAGGCCGTCAAGCTCGGGTTCCTGGCCAGCGGGTCGAACATTAACTGTCTGGTGTTGCCGGATGAGATCTGCGGCGGGGCGAGGGGTCACAAGTTCGCTGAATGCAGGCTGCACCCGTAACCGAATCGGTGACGCCTATTGCTCGGTGAGCTGGGGAAATACCGGATTCCGTCACCGAATCGGTTACTGCTGTCACCGAATCGGTGACGAGCATAGGTCTTGACCTGCGCAAATGCGGAGCGCTTTATGACTCTCTCTCAAGCTAACCATGGCACAAGGTATGCCGGGTAACTCGATACAACTTCCGGCGTGATCGTCGGACGGAACAGAGCGCACAACTCGGGGGCTTCGCCCCGGTACCCCCGTGGGCGAGGGGGGTGGGTTCCCCGCTACGTCCGAATGATCCTGCCGGAACGCACTCCTCGCGGGTGGTGATCAGGCCCGAACACGAAACCACCAGGGGGACAACCTGAAGATCGACACCGCGCCTGGCCGCCCTGCAATCCACGTCCGCGTGGACGCCCGTGGTCGGGTCACCATCTCGAAGGCGAATGACGACGCACCGCCGACACGCATCCGCTTCGACGCCACCGAAGGCCGTCAGATCGCCGACCTTATCCACGACGGACTCGACACGTGGGAGGGCCGGTGAACGTCCCCACCGATGACGAGCGCGAACATCGAATTTGTATCAACGCCCGCAACCGAGGTGGCGGGGTAACCGTCTGCGAGTACGCCGGTGGGCCCAAGCCGACCCGCATCCGCCTGACCCGCGCCGAGGCCTTGCGTGTCGCGGACGCCTTAGTGGACGTGGTCGAGCAGCGCGACCTCCGACGCACCGCCGCCATCACAGAAGAGGAACCGAATGATTGACCGCACGTTGGCCCTCCTCGTGGTCGGCCCCGATGGTACGACCACGACCCACCACCTGCGCGCCGGCTCGTGGTCGGGCAGCGGCTACCGCGCCGCGGTCGAGGTGGACGGCACGCGTTATCTGATCCACGTCGACACCACCCGAACAGGCCCGTTCACCAAGTAACTTGTTGACCGCGCCACGCGAGGGAGCCCACCACAGCCGCGGCCTTGGTGGAGGATTTTCGAGCATCGGCACTTGAAAACTGGGCTGGTTCCAGCCTAATTGATTCCTTAGCCGCATTCTGGTTACCGACGGGAGCGCCAACCTTGGCCACCTCGGCATAGCGCTTCTCGTACGACAACGCCAGGAATGCCCGCCGGCCCCGTTGCTAGCCGGTCAGACAACGACTCTGGATCCAGAGTAAGCGCTTTCTGCTGGTCAGGACCACGCCAGGAATGCCCGCTGGCCCCGTTGCTAGCCGGTCAGACAACGAGTCACGATCGTGACTAATTGATTCCTTAGCCGCACTCTGACCTCCGGGTCCTACTTCACGCGAGCGTCCCTTTCTGCACTCGCGTGAACCCCCGCCGCCGTAGTAGCCGTTCCTCCTTAGGCGGCTCACCGCCCCGTGCCCCCGCTTCTTTTGCGGTGTGGGCGGTCGGCGGCGGGGCCTCAACTTCTGACGTTTGCTGATTATTCGCGACGTCTATCTACTCCGATTCTAGGAGAGCATTATTGCCATTCACTTAGATGTACTCCTGAATTTGCAGGATCGTGAGCTAAAGCGCGACGCCGACAAGCTTCGCCGCGACGTCGACCGCGATATGACGGCTGGGTTCGCGCAGATGGGCGCCCGGTCCGGCGCGGCGTTCGGTCAGCGCTTCGAGAAGTCCGCGACACCGGCGATGCGCAAGGCCGTACAGGCTCAAAAGCTTGTCGAAATGCGCGAACTCGGGATTGAGACCGCCCGCCGAAGGGTCGACGCCGCAACAAAAAGCGCGCTGCGGACTGAAGCGATGATCCATGACGCTCGCCGTGGGCATGTCCAAGACCTGGATCGCGTGACCGCGCTTGAGAGTCAGCATGCGGCGAAACTTCTGCAGGTCTCTCGTGCCGCTGAGGCTGCCGCACGCGCCGAGGCGAAGCATACCGACGCGATCAACGCTCGTGCCGATGCCGAACAGCGTCTCCACCGTGGCCGTCGCGATGAAGCCTCGCGGGGTGGTGTCGGTAGCAACCTCGCTGCGGGCGGAATGTCGCTCGCATGGGCGGGCGCGGGGCCTGTTCTGCTCGCTGCCGCCGGTGCCGCTGCCGCCGCCACGGGTGCGCTGGGACTTCTGCCTGGTGCCGCCGCTGCCGCCGGTGCCGGAATCGGCTCACTAGTGATCGCCACGCGTGGGTTCTCCGATGCGGTGAAAGAGACCGACCCCAATAAGTTCGCCGCTGCCCTACAAGGCCTCTCACCGAACGCCCGCCAGGCGGCGCAGTCCATCAAGAGCATCGCGCCCGCGTGGCACGATCTCCAGCAGGCCACCCAAAACAGCCTGTTCAGCGGCATCGGTGATGAGCTGCGAAGCCTGACAACGACGTTCAAAGCGCCAATTCAAGACTTGACGACCAGCATCGCTGGCTCGCTCAACGCGACCACGAAAACTGTTGGTGCGCAGCTCATGAAGCCGCAATCGATGGCGTCCATACAGACGATGATCGACAACATCGCCGCGTCGTTCCAACAGATGGCGCCAGCGTCTCGGGCGTTCACCGACGCGATGGTGCGCATCGGTGAAGTCGGATCGAGTTTCCTGCCGGGCCTCGCCAAGGGTATCAGCGATGCCGCACTGAAGTTCTCCAGTTTCATCGAAACAGCGCAACGCACCGGTCAACTAAAAGCATGGATCGCTGACGGCATCGACGCCTTAAAGACGTTGGGTCACATGGCCGCGGATGCCGGCAAGGCGTTTCTTGCGTTAGCGGACGTGGGCAGAAAGTTCCTACCTCCGGTCGTTGCAGCGGTACGCGAAGTCTCCGAGGTGCTGCGGGATTACCCTGGGCTGGCTGCGGCTGCGGTCGCCGGGTTTGCGGCGTGGAAGACGATTTCTGGAATCGCCTCGCTGACCACGGCGTTGCGCACTGTCTCAACGCTTCTCGGGACGACCATCCCGGCGTCTGCTGCTGCTGGTGCCGCTGCGACAACCGCGGCGTGGGCACCCTTCCTCGCATCGCTAGCGAAGTACGCACCACTTCTGGGTGTTGGTGCGATGCCGGATCAAAAGAACGCCGCCGACCTCGGTTTGATCCTGCCCGGTATCCCGCAACTCGGCGGTGGTCCTGGTGCGCAGCGTCAGCGCCGTGGCGCCGACGAACTCCCCGGCACGAACCTACCCGCACTCCCGACCGGCCCCGGCTTCCTCGGCGGATCGGTTCTCACACCCACATCCGGCGGATGGACCCCGAACGGTCTGTTCAGCTCGTCATCGTCGGGCGGTGGTGGGGGAGAGGCAGACCGCTACGCCGGTCTCAACATCGCGGACTACCTCCCGCAGGGCCTGCCGACCGGCGGATACCCCGGTGACGCCATGCTCTTGGGTGGCATCCCTGCTGGAACCTACGACGCCTCCGGTGATCTCGCCAAGGGCCTCGGTGACTGTTCCTCTGCTGTAGAGGATCTCGTCAACATCATGGATGGCGCATCAACCGCTGGCCGGAACATGTCCACCGGCAACGCTGCGGAATGGCTTACCGCTCATGGCTTCCAGTCGGGATACCTACCGGGTGCGTTCAATGTCGGGTTCAACGACGCCCACATGCAGGCGACATTGCCTGACGGCACTCCGTTCAACTGGGGGTCCAATGAGGCTGCCGCCCGTCGTGGTGTCGGCGGAACCGGTGCTCTCGATCCGGCGTTCAATCAGCATTACTACCGCCCTGTGGGGGCTGGCGCTGGTGATTATCAGGACGTCCAGCGGGCTGGCTACGACCTAGCCAGGGCACGTTTGGATGAGGTTGCGACAAACCGCGACCCGAAGGCAGGTCAGTTCGACAGGACCGACGCACACCAAAAGGTTGTTGAGGCCGGATGGAAATACGAAGAGTCGCTTAACAAACTGCTCACCGCCCAGACCGGGACCTACGACAAGTTGTCCACATCGGCGGACAAGTTCGCAACCGGCATGCAGCAGCTCGGCGCGAAGATCGATGACGACTTCGGCATCTCCAAGGGCCTTCCCGGCATCGCGGAGAATATCACCAAGTTCCTCGCCAACCTTGCTTTCGCGCCCGTGCTCGGCGCCTTGAGTGGTGTCACCGCGGCGAATGGTACGGCCGGATCTGGTACGGGTCTGTTGGGTGCATTTGCACCGCGGCAGAACATGTTCGGGCAGGACATGCCGAACGTGCTCGGGCAGATCATGCCGACCAACGCGCAGACACCGGGCGGGTACAGCCAATTCGCCAATGCGCCCGTAACGCCGATTCCCGGCGGTATTCCGGGCATTTCAACGGCTCCCGGCATGGGAACACTCGGAACACCAGGAACGTCGCCCTACGCGCCGCTGAGCGGACCGCAATTGACCAACCCCGGTCTCACCAGCCCGACACCGCTCGGACCAATGGTGGGTTCACCGGGCCAGGGCTATCCACTGCCGTGGAGTCCGGCATTGTCGACCGGTAGCCGCAGCACCCCGTCGATGGGCATCACGCCAGGCGAAGGCATGCCCGCATCGCCGGGCATCGGTATTGGCAGTGGTGGTCTGTTGGGCCTGGCCGGCTCCGCTGTCAGCGCCGCCGCAGGACTCGCGGGTGGCATGGGATCGATGGGTGGCGGTGGCGCTGCGGCTTCGGCTGCCGCGCAGATCGGCATCGACGAAATCAATCGGGCGATCGGCTTCGGTGCTCAGGCGGTCGGAATCGGCGTGCAGGGACTGATGGAGACGTTCACGCCCGTCGAGTCACAACTCGCAGACCCGATGCGCGGGTGGTTCGGTCGCATCCTTGGCGGTATCGCCGGCATCCGCCCCGCGGCCCAGAACCTCGCCGGCAAGCAGACTGCCGAGCAGAAGAACGACCAGCCGTTGACGCCAGAGCAGGTCGACAAGCGCGATAAAGAGCGTGCGAGCCAAACCAACAACAACACCACCAACAACGTCAACGTCAACGCCGAGCTCCACGGGTCGCCCGACGCCAACGCCGAGGCGCTAGCACGGGCCACGTGGGCGCAGAACGCGCCGTCTGGTGCCCGCCGATGAACCGACGCTGCCTGACGCCTGGCTGTAATCGGCTGACGCCGAACACCCGATGTCCGCCATGCACTCGTGCACGACGGCATGCGACGTACGACAGCGCGGCCTATCGTGCCCTCGGTCGTCCCACAGGGCCGTGCACGCTGCGGCTGCCGGGATGCACCGGCATGGCTGACTCGTGGGACCACATCCTTCCCGTGTCACGTGGTGGTGGACATGAGCGGTCCAACGTCAGACCCGCGTGCATGACGTGTAACGACAAGCGGGGCAACAGATAGACCGGGACGGGCGGCGCGTATGGGTAGGGGTACCCGACAACCGCGCCGCCCGATCCCTCTTGGCCTACGTGCGCTTAGTTGATCAGGTTGATATAGCAGTCCGGGACACTACAGCCGGTCTCAATATTCCTGTCATACGGGTCATCAGATTGCACCACGTAGTAGTAGACGGTTCGCTCAATCCGCCAACCACTGCAGTCCGAAATCTCGCACCGCTTATCAGTCCTGCGCCACGGCGAAACTCGAATGGTCATAACAGCCCCTTTCTGGGCCAACGCGAAACAACAGGTTCGGGCTGGGTCATACAGGTTCGGGCTGAATCCTCAGTCTACGGTGGGCCGCCGCGATTATGTGCGCACGCCACGCCGCAGTTTGCAAATCGACTAAGCCGTTGCTTGATCCCTGGCTAGCCCGTCCGCAGCAAACTAAGCGACTAAGCGAGAGCTGCTGCGGCAGCGAGCATTTCGGTCCAAAAAGTTGGAAAGCCGCAGGTCACAGACCACCCCGGGGTCAGGCTGCACATTTTTAGCCAACCGCCCCAGAATCACAGCAAACCGCAGGTCAGGTGGCAAATCCTCGCTGCGCTGAGGCGTTGACATAGCTCGATATCCGCAGGTCGCAAATGCACTCGACGGTCGATTTAGAGAGGTTGAAAGCAATTGGCCGTTGGTGGCAATGCGCGTACGAAGTTTGAGGATCTATCCGAACCGCCCTGGTATCGCTGGCGCGAGAAGGACCCGGCAGAGCGGTGCATCCGGTTCGTTGAGCTGTACTGCCGCAGCCCGAAGGGCGAAGGCCACAACAGGCCGATCAGGCTGGCCGAATTCCAGAAGGCTTGGATACGGAAGATCTTCAAACCCGGCATCCGCGAAGCCGTCTTGCAGGCCCCACGCGGGCAGGGAAAATCAACGCTCCTCGCGGCCATCGCGGTATGGGCGGTGTTCGACCGCAACCCCACCGGCCAGCCAATCGTTCCGATCTGCGCGACGACTGTCGGACAGGCCGTCCGCAGCGTCTACGGCGTCGTCACGAAGATGATCGCCAAGGAGCCGGAACTTAGTAAGCGCTCAATCGTCCATACCGCCTTCTCCACAGCGATGGTCCTTGTCGGCTACAACGACGGCGAGTGCTTTCCCATCGCCAACGACACCGAGACCTTGAAGGGTCTCGACTTCACCGTCTTCATTATGGACGAGGTTGCCGACCAGCCTTTCGAGGCCTGGAACGACGCCTCTGGCGCAGGCGGTAAACGCAGCCAATCACTCATGGTGGGCATCGGCACCCCGTCGCCGAAAAAGGATGACTCCGCTCTATGGGAGCTGCGTCAGAATCATCTAGAAGGCAACGCATCCGAGGCGTTCTCGTTTACTGAACTGTCCGCGCCGGATGATTGCGATATCACCGATGAGGCGATGTGGCGACTGGCCAACCCCGCCATCGACGAGGGTTACCTCGGCATCGACGCCCTACGCAACGACGTACGCAACAAGCCCGAATCCTGGTTCAGAACATACAGATTAAGCCAGTGGGTAGAGGGTACGGACTGTTGGCTTGGCGTGGATGGCCGGCGTGTCTGGCGCGACCTCAAGAGTGACTACAAGATGGTCGACGGCGCAGACACCTACGTCGGCGTGGACATCGGCCAGGAGCACGACACCACCGCGGTAGTGATCGGCCAGAAGACCCCAGACGGCAAGCTGCACACCACGGCAAGAATCTGGAAGCCCACTGACGACATGTCCGTTGACGTGTCGGCAACCATGCAGCACATCCGCGATCTCGACGAGAAGTATCACCTTGTCAAGGTCGTGTTCGACCCGCGGCTGTTCGAATTCCCTGCAGCTTTGCTCGCCGCCGAAGGCCTGCCGATGGAACCGTTCCCGCAGTCAATCGCGCGCACCGTTCCCGCGACGGGAAACCTGTATGAGGCGATCATGCGCAAAGAGATATCCCACGACGGCGCAGCCGATTACGAGCGTCAGATTCTCAACGCCATGCTGCTCTACGTAGATGACGGGTTCCGGCTGGCCAAACGCAAGTCTCGCGGGCACATCGATTCGGCCATCGCTCTGATGATGGCCCACGACCTCTACCTACATCCACCCCCACCTGTCTACCCGCTCGTCTGCCTTATTGCAGGAGGATAAACAACTTTGAGCTTCCTTTCGCGCGCATTCTTGCGCGCACCCGTTCCGCCGGAACAACGCGGCATCAGCACGTCTGATCCCGGCCTCGCCGCGTTCCTCGGTGCCCTTCAGCCCACGCTATCCGGCATTCACGTAACCCCCGAGTTAGCAATGGGATTGAGCGCGGTATCAGCGTGCGTCAAGTTGATCTCTGGGGCCATCTCCACCCTGCCTATGCGCACCGTGCAGACCAAACCCGATGGTACGACGCAGAGAATCCGCTCCTGGCTGGATGATCCCGGTGGACCGGACGGCCCGACCGATGTCGAATGGATCGAATTGGTCGTCATGGATCTTCTGTTGCGCGGCAACTTCTTTGCGGAGAAGGTCTACAACGGCGCTGGACAACTGTTGTGGCTCACGCCGTTACCAGCATGTTCGGTGAACATCGAAGTGGAGAGCGGTCGCAAGCTCTACCGGGTTCAGTTGAACGACGGTAGCTCGCAGGTCTTCGGCGATAGCAAGATCCTGCACATTCCCAACATGCCGCTCGACGGCATTCGTGGCGCGTCCCCGATCACCTCTGCCCGCGAAATGCTCGGCGGCGCAATCGCGGGAGAACGCAGTGCTCATCGTCTCTACAAGTCTGGGTTGCTGGCTTCGGCCATCGTGACGCCAACCGCCCCGGCGGGTCTATCACCCGAAGCGACCCACGACATTCAGAAGAACCTGAACAAGATGGTGGCCGGAGAAGTGAACGCCGGGGCTATTGCCGTGCTGAATCAGGGCCTAGCGGTTCACCAATGGCAGATCTCGCCTGCGGATGCGCAGTTCATCGAGACCCGCAAGTTCGCTGTTGAAGAGATCGCCCGCATGTTCCTCGTGCCGCCTCACATGATCGGTGACGCGTCCAGTTCCACGTCGTGGGGCTCGGGCTTAGAGGAGCAGGTTCGGGGTTTTCAAAAGTTCAACCTAACGCCATGGACTTCCAAGATTGAGGCGAGGCTGTCTCGGCTTCTGCCCGAAGGCCAGAAGGTCGAGTTCGACTACCGGAAGTTGATCGGCGGCGATCCAAAGATGGAAACCGAACTGCTGATACTGCAGACCGGTCGGCCCATCTTGACCGTCAACGAGGCGCGGGCGATGCAGAACCGCCCGCGTCTCGACGGCGGGGACGAACTGCCTGGAGGCCTTCCACAACAGGGGGCGGCAGCATGACTGATATCGAACGCCGGTTCGCCACGCTCGAAACGTCCATAACCCGAAACCGGTTGGTCGGGTATGCCGTGGTCTATGACCAATTGACGGATCTAGGTCCGTGCCTGGAACGCATTGCGCCAACGGCATTCAACGCGGTTCTGACCAAGCCGAACCTTGATGTTTTGGGCCTGCTCAACCACAACAGGGTGCAACTACTGGCCCGCATGAGCAACGACAGCCTTCGCCTGTCTAGCGACGCGCACGGGCTGGAGTTCGAAATGAAGCTCCTAGAAACAACTCTCGCCAATGACGTCCGCGCCATGGTCGAGTCGAAGCTCATCACCGGATGCAGCTTCGGTTTCTATCCGGGCGAGGCCGATTGGTCTGTCCATGAGAGTCGAGAACTGTGGACGCATACCAGCGTCGCAGGACTGGAAGACGTGTCGGTTGTCAATGACCCGCAGTATCAAGGCACTTCGGTGTCGCTGCGCTTCAAACCGCCGACCAAGCCATACGCCCCTGATCTACGCACACAAGTCGCCCGTATCACGGCGCATTCGAAAGGATAATTTTTTGAAGACTATTGAAGAGATCAACGCTGCCCGCCAGGCAATCGTTGACACCGCCGCCGCCGAAGAGCGCAACCTCACTGACGAAGAGTACGCCGAGTTTGCGGCTCTGGAGGCTGAAGGCGAGGCGACGCGGCGGACCGAGGAGGTCCGCGCTCGGCAGGCAGCGTACATGGCTCCGAACGCCAGTCTGCAGGTCGCGGCGCACGTCGCCCCGCCCAAGGACGATGACACTCAAACGCGCGCCCTGGAAGCGTATTTGCGCTCCGGTCGGATCAACGCGGACCTAGAGACCCGCGCCCAGAATGAGGGCACACCCTCTGCCGGTGGCATTCTCATCCCTTCGATGATTGAGACCGAGATCCAAAAGCGGCTCTTGACCTATGGCGGTGTGGAGAACGAGGCCAAGGTGCGTAACGACCCCGATGGTCGGCCGTACCAGATCAACTACAACGACGACACCGCGAACAAGGCGGTATTCGTTAGTGAGCTTGCCACCCCGACGACCGGCGGCGCTGACATCGTGTACGGCGATCCGGTGGTGCTCACTTCCCACGCGATGACCACGACGGGCGCGAATCAGAATCCGATTGCCCTGTCGTTCCAGCTGGCCGAAGATCAGCCCGACATCGTCTCTGATATCACCGACCAGATCGTTGAGCGGTTCGGTCGCGGTCTGGCTGCGGCGTGGGTGAACGGCAACGGTATTGGGCAGGTCCACGGCATCACTACCAACACCGTCACCGAGGCGACGTTCACCGCCGCTGGGCCTACCAAGAATGAGTTGATCGATGCGAAGCGCGCTGTTGACCCGGCATACCGCACCGATGCGATCTGGATTTTCAACGACCAGACCCTGGCCGCAATCGAGAAGCTGGAAGACGCGAACGGGCGGCCACTGTGGACACCTGCTGCGCAGGCGGGTCTAGAGACTCCCATCGGCGGAATGCTGCTCGGCCATCGGGTCGTAATCGACCAGGGCTTCGCGGACTACACGGACGGCAGCACCAACCGATGGGGCGTGTTCGGCTCAATCAAGCGCGGTTACTTGTGCCGCCGCGTGGGCGGTATGCGACTGGTCGTTGACCAGTACAGCGGCAAGAGCAAGGGCCAGATCGAGTACACCGCCCACATCCGCGTGGACGGCGCACCACTGCAGCCCCGCGCCTACGCAGTCCTGAAGAACTCCTAAGCCAAAACCACTCTAGAACAGAGGAATTCACTTTGCCTATTAATGATCTCGCCAGCGCCGGCCTTCGCCCCCTGGGGTCGGCCAAGGTCGCCATCAACAGTGCCACCACGACCAATTTCGATTTTGGAGCCGGTGACCTGAATCTCCCCGCGTTGGCCAACTACAAGCACGGGGACAAGATCCTGGTCGTGCTGTCGTCGACCAGCTCTAGCGCCACGTCGACCATCTCGTTCGCGGTCCAGGACGCCCCGGACAACGCCGGAAGCATCGGCACGCCTGCGGCTGCCGTCACCGATGGCAACCTGACCGGCGGAACTGGCGACCAGTACACGCACACGTTCGTACGGGTGCAGTACGGTCGCCCGTGGCTTCGGCTGTCGGTCACCAACTCTGGCACCAACGCCCACACCGCCGTGGCGCGCGTGTTCGCGGTGGGGCCGGCGGTCTAACTTGGACGAGCTGACGGCATTCGATGTCGAGCAGTACACCAAGGGTCGTCTCTCGGCCGGTGATCCCGAAACGCAGCGCGCCCTCGACGCCGCGCTAGCTAGGGTTCGGAACCACTGCTATTGGCACGTCTCGCCCGTCAAGGCCGACACCGTCACGGTTCGCGTTGAACCGAACCGGTACGGCTCGTCAGGCTATGGCTGGTCGGGTTGTGGCGTCGGCGTTGGCGACTACGAAATTGCCTTGCCCACGTTGAAGCTCGTCAGCATCGACTCGATCACCGAGGACGGCCAACCAGTAGACCTGGACAGCATCACCGTCCGCCGCAACACCCTGACGAAGACGTCAGGGTGTTGGCGGGGCGACGTTGTTATCGCGTTCACCCACGGCTACACCGCCGACGAAGCCCAAGACTTCCGTGACGTGGTCCTCAAGATCATCGACCGGGAGTCGGCCAACGTCGGCGACGGCGGGTCTGGTGCTCTGGTCTACAAACAAGTCGATGACATCCAAGCCCGCTGGGCGGGCGGGACATTCGAGGAACTGTACGGCGACGTCCTACGCCCGTACCGGCGGGTGTGCTGGGCGGCGTAATCGCCTTCTCCTTGACCGATGCGTTGACTGCGGAAGACGGAAACGCGGCCACCCCGGAGGCGAACCCCGTGGTGGCCGCGTTCGGGCCTAGGCGCTACTTCCCCTTCGCGCCAGTCCCTGAGCCGTTCTTTGTCAGATCCGGCTTGCCGTACGACTGGCCCGCCTTGGGGGTCGGCGGCAGCGGGTTCCCCTTGACCGAGGTCACCTCATCGCCAGTCTTGCCGCCACGCGGCCCGATGACCGGATACTGCCCCGAAGCTGGGGTGATGTTCCCAGGCTTCAGGTTTTCATTTTTGTTGGCTCCCATTTCTGAGAATCTCCTTACATTGCAGTGAGCACTGCCTAAGGATCAGTTAGAGTCGGAGCCCTAGTTCCGCAACTAGACGCCGAGCCCTGGTCGATCCAACCCCGGATCTTCCGGGGCTTCGGTGCTCACAGGGAAGTCTAGGGGTTGCGGCCGACACACGTCGGCGTGTCGCGCTTCGTTTCTGTGCGGCGTTGCGCAGGCACGACGCCTCAGCCGTACGGCTGGTCGACGCCGCGCAGTTTTTTGCCCAAGGTCCGTTCTACGACCTGACGGGCAGCCATACAAGGGGTCACCGTGGTTGGTCGGCGCGTCGGCTGGCTAGGTCTCTTAGATCTCTTCTGCCGAGAACCAACGCTGCACAAGGTCCACGCCCTTGGCGGTCAGGCGATAGCCCTCCTGCGCTGGAATACCCATAATCGCTACTGTCGCTTGGAGCTGCGCGGCCTCGATGATGCCGTCGCGGAGCAGGTACCAGTACATCATCGCCATCCCGCCCGGTACGACCAACGTCGAATTGGGTGGGTGGCCCTCGCTTATCGCTTGCGCAAAGGCCTCGAGTAACCGGATTTCCATCGGTGCGTAGCGGTTCGTCAACAAGCCGAGATTGGCCTTGTACTGCCTCATCGCTTTGCGGTCGATGTCGCCTCGGTCGTATCTGGTATGACACGTCGGGCAGAGGGCGATGAGGTTTAGGAACGTGTGCTCTTGCACCGTGGCCCATGGGTCGATATGCGCCAGCTCAACTGGAACGCTTCGGCACGTGGGGATTGCGCAGCGGTGGCCAGCTTCAACGAGAACGTCTCGTTTCAACTGCGCTGGTATGCCTGGTCGGCCTTCGGGCATTGTCGTTCCTCACCTTCTCCGGGTGGCCGTCTCAGCTCTTGAATCCTCGGCGCGCTTGGTCCAATGCGGCTAAGTGGTGTCGCCGTGCTTCGACTGCCTCGCCATTGGCCGTCGCTTGATCGGCCATTGCCTCTTGTGCAACTGCTCGCTTCCAGGCTGCCGGGATCTTTTGGCCGGCAGCCTGCATGTACTGCGCAGCCTCAAGCAGGTCGGCATCCGCCTGGTCGTTGTATCGCAGCGCGAGTTCTTCTGCTTCCTCCGAGAGGAACATCTCGGCAAACCGGATGTTCTTGCGCGCAGACGTTATCTTCTGCTCGGCTTCGTAGGCCGGGTTGAATCCCCATACCGCTTCCATGACTCAGACTTTACGAGGCACCCCCGACAATCTTTCGATGCTGCTGTCGCGGCCGAACGGGGATTCGGCAAACGAAACCACCCCCGGCGTCATCGCCGGGGGTGGTTGTCGGGTAGTTGTTTGTTCAGTTACCGGTCTCGACCGCGCTCAACTCGCCCTCGGCGAACAAGAGGCTGTCAAAAAGACGTCCAGATGCTGCCTGGACGCCACCGATGACGTACCACGGGCCGTTGCGTCCCTGGTCGTAGTCCACGAACCTGCTGATGGTGCCGGTTGTTCCGGCTTCGATCAGGTCTGAATACGGGTGAACGGGCGCGGTGATCACCACCTCTTGGCCGATGGTGAATTTGCGGGCTTCGCTCATTCCCGCCACCAATCCTCAGCAGTATCTGCGAGACGATTCAGGAAATCTTCCTCATCCTCGCGGGCATTGTTGAACCGATACCGCGATACATCGAAGTCGTATTCGGACCCGTCGCTAGGCAGAAGCATCGGAACCGTCAGATCGATGTCGTGCTTGGTGACCAATCCCAACAGCTTGCGCAGTGCGGGGGTGTCGTCGTACGCGACGTCGTTCGAGCGGATTTCCTCGGCGAATCGCCTTAGCTCGTAGGCGCTCCGCGCATTGCGCTCGTCTTCCGGGTATTCCTCCGCCACGCGCTCACGGAAACTCGCCGCCGACTCGAATTCGCTGGCCAGGTACGCGCGGATGTCCGCGAGTGGTTCTTTGCTCTCAATGGTCTTCATGTGGTTCCTCTCGTCCAAGTTGTTGCTCTCTTCCCATGGTCCTGACGCTGTTGCGTTTGCGCTATTCCTATTTTTGGGAATAGTCCTGATCTGCGCTTTTAGTGCAATCGCGCCAGCGAGTAGTGCGTTTCGAAGTAGAACAGCGGGCGATGACACACGCACACCCCCACCTGATCGGCGAACCACAAGCGAAGTTCGACCAAGTGCTCGGGACAGACTGCGTAGTGCCGATCGTCACCGCACGCCTTGGACAGCACCGCAGCCGTGTTGGGGCAGTAGGTGTCCCACTCGCAGAAAACGTTGGGGGCTTCGCGCTTGACGGTGGCCAGCCAGTCGATGCACCGCTGACGAGCCACCGCCTCGGTGGTGGCGCCAGTGACGAACCTCGCTGCACGGCCGGCTTGATCGCGGTAGTAAAGCGTCCACCCATGGTTGGCGTGGCAGACGAGTAAAGGGTGCTTACCCCGCCTCGGTGCGCGGCGGTAAACCTTGTCGCTGACGGCGAGGATCACCGCGCCACCACCACATCACCGGGCGCCACCCCGAACGCGCGGCACATGGCGGCGATCAAGATGAGCGACGGCGTGCCGCGCCATTCGTCATCGAGCCCGCGGTACACGGTGGACCGTGCCACGCCCAACGGTTCGAGTCGATGCGCCAGTTGCAGCCGGGAGTGGACGCCGTTGTTAGCCATGAGGCCTGCGAGGTCGGCCGACCAGTGCAGCGCCAGCCGCGTGCAATCGTCGGTCATGTGGCGGTCGAATACGTCGCAGCGAGAGCAGTAAGTGAGCGTAAGAGTCGTCATCGCGCCATCCGGCCACGCGCACGGGCGGTGAGGCCGCCGTACACGCCGAAGCGCATACCGCCCTCTTCGTGCGCAAGAGCGTGAGCGAGGCAGGCCGCCTTGACGGGGCAGGACTCGCAGACCGTGACGGCAATCTTGTAACCGCTGCCGCCTTCGGCGAAGAACGCATCCTTGGCGTCCTCGGGGAGGTCTCGGCAGACCGCGCCGTCGAGGGCGGGATCTGGTCGAAAAAACAGCAT